CAACCAAATTTGTAAACACTCAAATCCCAAAATATGAAGCGGCTTATATAGCTAAAGCATATCTTCAACAATCCAACCAACTTTTCGTTACAAGAATTTTGGGTCTTTCTGGTTATGATGCTGGTCCTTCTTGGTCAATCAAAACCATTTCTAACCCTGATGTAGACACCGTTGCATTGTCCTCTAACTTAGGTACTTTTGGTTTCACTTTTGTGGGTACGACAGCTTCTACAAGTAGCATCTCTATTACCCTTTCAGGTGGTGGTGCTAGTTCATACATTTCAAGTGTCACAGGTAATACTGTAACTTTTGCAAATGGTACTACTTCTACTGTATTAGATGAAATCGAGGGTTTTGCTTTTGATATTATTTCAGACAATACTTTGTCAGGAGATACTGCTTATGTATATGGTTCTTTATCTGCAGGTACATTCAATGCACTTACAGCCGCTGGTTTCACAGAACTTGTTAACGTGTTTGGTTGTGATAATTTGAACGCATCAAGTGCCGATTTAACAGCGGTAAGTAACGATACATGGTATTATAGTTTGTTTGAGTTAACTAATGATACTTACACAGGTTTGTCCTTCACATCAAGAATAAGTACATTGACGACTAACGGAACTGGTTCTTACACAGGTACTTGTGTCGGTTTTGTTAACTCTTATACTGCAGATACTTACTCTGATTCTCATAATTTAGTTGTTGGAACTTTCAGATCAAGAGGTGTTTCACTATATAACGATGATAACAACCCAACCTACGAAGTAACAGGTACAACCGATGTCGTCATGTTGGATAATTTGAATGGTATTTCTCAAAATCCTTTCAATAACTTCACAGTTTCTGGTATTACAAAAGATGCGGTTACATTCAGTTTCCAAACTTCATTCCAGTCATCTAATACTGATTTTGTTGGTAAGGTGTTTGGTAGATCCAACTTCAACAAAGATAGAACGGAGGTTCCTTTGTTCATTGAAGAAGAGTATTCAGGTCTTATGGCTACACTTTACAATCAAGGTAAAATTAGAGGTCTTTCAACAAGTTTGGTTTCTTTTGATTCCGCACAAAGTTTAGATCCGGATACAATTGGTTGGTACTGTGAACAATATCAAACTCCATCTACACCTTATGTTGTCTCTGAACTTCGTGGTGATATAGTTGAAAGATTGTTCAGATTTATTTCAATCTCCGATGGTAATAACGCTAACAGACAAATCAAGATTTCTTTGGTTAACATGTCTTTCGCAAATAACAACTTTGATATCTTAGTTCGTGATTTCTACGATACAGATGAAAATCCTGTAGTTTTGGAAAGATTTGCGAATTGTACTATGGATGTTTCAAGTCCAAGTTACATAGCTTTGAAGGTTGGTACTGCTAATGGTGAGTACGAATTGAAGTCAAAGTATATCATGCTTGAGATTGTCGAGGGTCACCCCGTTGACGCTCTTCCTTGTGGTTTTGAAGGATATATTTCAAGAAACTATTCAACAAATATTTCTCCATTCTTGGTTTACAAAACACAATACTACACACCTGGTCAACTTGTTTATACACCCCCATTTAATACACCCGTATTAACTGCAGGTGGTGGTGCATCAAGTGTTAGAAGTTCAGGTGATAAAGTTAGAAGAACTTACTTGGGTCTATCTAACGTACAAGGTTATGATGCGGACTTCTTCTCATACAAAGGAAAACAATTACCTGATAACATCGCAACTGATACAACATCTGCAGATTGGACCTACTTGACACAAGGTTTCCACATGGATGTTAACGCAAGTGCTATCACGATTCCAAGTATATATGTAACTTCAGGTCAATCGGCTTATCAGTGTGGTGTTGCTACTTTCCAAGCGGAACCAACTTCATCAACAAGTCCTTACTATAAAATTTACTCACGTAAATTTACTCTCTTACCAGCAGGTGGATTTGATGGATGGGATATCTACAGAGAATACAGAACCAACGCAGATGCTTACCAACTCGGAGATACCAAATATCTTCTCGGAGCAGCGGCGACGGCACAATTCCCTGACGCTTCAGGATGGGGAGCGTTCAAGAAAATCACCGATGGTGAGAATACTGAGTGGGCAAACACCGACTACTACGCATATCTTAAAGGTTTCCAAACATTTAATAACCCAGCGTCAGTTAACATTAACGTGTTTGTGACTCCAGGTATTGATTATGTAAATAACTTGGCTCTTGTACAAGACGCTATCGATATCGTCGAACAAGACAGAGCTGACTCAATTTATATCACAACCACACCTGACTATGAAATGTTTGTGGCGACCACTTCAGATCCTGAGGACTTCATCTATCCAACAGATGCGGTCGTTAATTTGGAGGATAGTGATATTGACTCTAACTACACCGCTACTTACTATCCTTGGATCTTAGTTAAAGATAGTGTGAACAACACCAACCTTTGGATACCACCAACATCCGAAGTTGTGAGAAACTTAGCTCTTACCGATAACATTGCGTTCCCTTGGTTCGCATCGGCAGGTTACTCAAGAGGTTTGGTAAATGCGGTCAAGGCAAGAAGAAAACTTACACAAGAAGATAGAGACATCCTTTATCAAGGAAGACTCAACCCAATTGCTACCTTCTCGGATGTTGGTCCAGTCATTTGGGGTAACAAAACTCTTCAAGTTCGTGAGTCCGCTCTTGACAGAATCAACGTAAGAAGATTGTTGTTACAAGCTCGTAAGTTGATTTCCGCAGTTGCTGTTAGACTTCTCTTTGAACAGAACGACCAACAGGTTAGACAGGATTTCTTGGATGCCGTCAATCCAATCTTGGATGGTATCAGAAGAGACAGAGGTCTTACAGACTTCAGAGTAACTGTGTCAAGTTCCCCTGAAGATATTGATAGAAACCAATTAACAGGTAAGATTTACATCAAACCAACAAGATCTTTGGAATTTATTGATATTGAATTTGTAATCACACCAACAGGTGCATCGTTTGAAAATATCTAAACAACTATTTAATAAAAGGGGGAGAAAAGGTCTCCCCCTTTTTTAAAAAATGAAACTACTACGAAAAATAATATCAGAATATGTAGAGGAAAAATTCCTCTCTGAAGGTTTTGGTGAAGACTTGACTCCTGATTCAAAGTATTACGCTTTTGATTGGGACGATAATATTGTTTATATGCCGACCAAAATATTGGTGTTATCAGATGATGACAGAGAGGTGGGTATGGGTAGTGAAGATTTTGCAAAATACCGTGAACAGATCGGAAAAGAACCTTTTATTTATCACGGACTTACTATTGTAGGTTTTGCAAAAGATCCTTTTAGACATTTTTCAGTTGCAGGGGATAAACAATTTGTGATTGATGCTCTCACCGCACCTCCCGGTCCATCATGGAACGACTTTGTAGAGTGTTTAAATGGTGGATCTATATTTGCAATTATTACGGCGAGGGGTCACTCACCAAAAGCTATTCGTGAAGCTTGCAAAAATTATCTATTGATGAATTATAATGGATTAAATGGAAATGTTTGTTACGAAAATTTAAAAAAATATCGTGAATTAACTGGCGAAGTCACTAACTCTTCAAAAACCCAAATGATCGACGAGTATCTCAACTTGTGTAAATTTTATCCTGTGACATATGGAGAGGGAAGTGCTCAAAACCCCGAACAAGGTAAAATTAACGCTTTAAGAGAATTCATAGGATATGTAAAAGAAATGTCCGCAAAATTAGACAACAGGGCGTTTTTTAAGAATGATGTAAAGAATTTTTTTGTACCCCAAATAGGATTTTCTGATGACGATCTTAGAAATATAGAAAAAATCAAAGGATTTCTAGAAAAAGAATATCCGGAAGAAAGTCCAGTAAAAGTTTTTGCAACACATGGAGGACAAAAAAAAGAAATAAAATAAAAACTATAATATTTATTATTAAAATAAACTACCTAGTGAACTAACTAGATAAAGAAATAAAATAAACTGAATAAAAGTAAATAGAAAATATGGCAGACTTACTAATGAAAATGCCGGTTCCTTATGAACCCAAAAGAAAAAATAGATTTATCCTCAGATTTCCTTCATCTTTGGGTATAAATGAGTGGTTTGTTGAGTCAACCTCAAGACCACAAATTACAATTAATCCAGTTGAAATTCCATTTTTGAATACTTCTACTTATGTCGCAGGAAGGTTCAATTGGAATACCATTAACGTTACCTTCAGAGATCCAATTGGTCCTTCAGCGTCACAAGCACTCATGGAGTGGGTTAGACTTCACGCTGAATCCGTAACAGGTCGTATGGGTTACGCTGCGGGATACAAGAAAGATATCGACCTTGAACTTTTAGATCCAACCGGTGTTGTGGTAGAAAAGTGGATTTTACAAGGTACATTCCTTTCTGATGTTAACTTTGATTCATTGGGATATAGTGAAGATGGTCTTGCTACTATCACCGCTACACTTCGTCCTGATAGATGTATCCTTGTTTATTGAGTTTACAATTATATATTTGTAACATATATTGACTTTATTATATTTCAGTTTATTTTAACCTCGGAGCCAATCTCCGAGGTTTTTTATTATGGATAATTCAAAAGTTTACGGACAAGAAAATTTTAACTTACCACACGATGTGGTTCCACTACCTTCACAAGGTAAATTCTATGCTTCGGGAAAGAAAGCGTTAAAGGTGGGATATCTGACCGCCTCTGATGAAAATTTACTCATGAGTCAAAACCTTAAAGAGGTAAACAATATGATTTTAACTCTTTTGAGGAGTAAAATATACGAACCAGACATACAACCAGAACAACTATTAGAGGGTGATGCTGAGGCTATATTGGTTTTTTTGAGAAACACAGCATTTGGTTCTCAATATAAAATTAAAACTACAGATCCTAAGACAAAACAAGTTTTCGAAACAGATATTAATTTAGATGAATTAAATTTCAAAAAATTAGAAAAAGAACCCGATCAGAATGGTCATTACAATATAAAACTACCAAAATCAGGAAACGAGGTAAAAGTAAAATTGTTGACTTTGGGTGATCAATTCACCTTGAGAAAACTAAGAGATTCATATCCAAACGGAATGGTTGCTCCGATTGTGACAAAAAGACTGGAGATGAATATAGTTTCTGTTGATGGAAATGAGGATAGAAGTGATATTTCAAGATTTGTGAGTATGTTACCTATAGCAGACTCGAAATATCTAAGAAGTGAACTTGATAAATTAGAACCAAGACTTGACCTCAATAAAACAATTTTAGCCCCGTCAGGAGAAGAGGTACAGATCAATGTATCCTTTGGGGCTGAATTTTTTCGTCCTTTCTTCTGAATACAAACAGGTACAACTCAAAGAGTTTTACTACTTGGTAAGAAATACAGCGATAACTTACCAAGATTTACAAATTATGCCTGTCTTTGAAAGAAAATATATGTTAAGGGAACTATCCGAGGAGTTTGAAAGAATAAATGAAAAGAGGAAAGGTAGATCATAAATTTCAAATCCATCTATTTATAAAATAAAAATAGATGTCATATAGTTCACTAAGTTTTGGTAATAGTATTTCTGATATTTTCAGAAAAAACAATATTATCAAAAACCTTTCTCCTTATACCATCGAAGGTAGTTTCTCTACACAAGTATCAGGAGAAAATGGTATTTTTCCAATTAAACTTAGGGATTCTGCGGTAAAAGATTCGGACGAGCTATTAAAAAAATATCCCGAATATTTAGAAAAACAGTACCTACTCAATTTTTTTGGACCCCAAGACGGATTTGGTCAGCCCATTTCAATTCAAGACATACAAAATATAATAAATAATAGAGACACCTATTATACATTTGTAGCCTCATTCTATCCACTTCAAAATATTGTATTTCAATTAAACCCCGTCGGGTCAGAAGCATCATTGAGTAATGACTCCAAATTGGCTCAAATTTCTGCAAACCTTTTAAAACAACAATTCCAATATAGAATTGGTCAAGAAATAAGGGAAGAAACATTTGGAAGAGTCAATCTGTTGGATGCTTTGTCTGATCCTTATGAGGCAACCGCATTACTCACGGGGAACAGAACTTTAATTGAAAGAAATTGGCAGATCTCACAACCTGACAATTTGGTAGGGAAAGGATTGGACTTGGTTTCAAGAATCACAGGTGTTTATAGTCCATATTCTTGGATACCCGGTGATTATTTTGATGATTCATCACCTGTCACAGCCAATGAACAAACAACGGTCGGAGGTAGAATTGTAAACGACTTAAGACAAGCAATTTCGTCTATAATAGGATTTGGTAGACCCGAATTAGACCCTTCATATAACTTTTTACAAAACACAGGTGGAGGTCAAAAGTCTGTTTTATTTAATAATCTCGAATTTAACAAATACAGACCTGAATATAGAAGTTCCCAAGTACAAGCTGCTCAGACCTTACTTGGACAGGGGATACAATCAATAGCTGAATTAGGTAGAGCGTTGGGTGGAACACAACCACCGGCAGGACAATACTATCTTGGAACACAACAAACACCAATACCAAACTTAGTTGCACCACCAAACGATCAACCATCGGGTATGGATGGGGTTCCAGTCTATGGTTATACTATTTTAGGTAAAACATATGAAGGGGAGGGATTAGATGGTACATTTAGATTTGGTTATGCTGGTAGATCATTCTATAATCAGGGTGATATTCAAGGTGGTTTTTCATGGGCAGGTGCCGATACAACACCTGTTGGATCTTTTGTTGGACCAAACGGTACTACATTCGGTGGAAATGCATCATCAACTTTTGGAGGAACGGTTTCAGACGGATTTGCATTCACAAAAGATTCGATATTAGACAAAACACAACAATTGGTTTTATCCAACCCAGGTGGTGGTAAAGCATTTGAAAGTGTTGGTAACGCTATTAACCAAGTATCTAAAATATTCAATGATGGGTATAAAGAGATAACTAAGGGTTCCAAAGTTATCAAATATGTAAATGTGGACGGTATAGAACAAGGTGCGGAGTACTGTAGAATTTTCACAAAAGACCAACCATTTACCACGATGAGTAGATTACAGAAAAAAACACGAAACATTCGTGGATTTTCTTATTCTAATTTAGATGCGCCCTACAATCTCAATATAACACCAACAAAAGGTGTTGACTCAACAAATCTAACCAACGAAGGGGTTAAAAAATATATGTTTTCTATTGAAAATTTGGCATGGAAACCTTCAAAAAAGAAAGGATTTACTGTTCAAGATTTACCTCTTTGTGAGAGGGGTCCGAATGGGGGAAGAATAATGTGGTTTCCACCATATGAATTAACCTTTTCAGAAAGTTTATCAAGTAAATGGAATCCGACCGAATTTATTGGTAGACCAGAACCAATCTATACATATGGAAATTCAACGAGGGGGGGAAGTTTATCTTTTAAAATTGTTGTTGACCATCCATCAGTTTTGAACCTTATTGTTGATAAAACACTAAAAGGTCAGAATGCAGAAGAAACTAATTCTATTTTGGAATCATTTTTTGCAGGGTGTAAGGAATATGACTTATATGAGTTAGCTGCCTTGTATAATACAATACCTTTAACTGAATTACAACAAATACAGGTTATACTCACTCAAACAACAGATACAACAATAATTCAGGAACTTATATCACAAACAGCGCCTCAACCTCCTGTGGTACAAGAACAACCCGAACCGGGATCGCCTGGTGGATCGGACGAAGTTGCACCACCTCAAAACCCTGTTGTTTTAGATCCTGTTAAATGTGAAGTTTCATGTTATTTTAGGAATGATTATCCTAAACCTGATGAGACCGTACAACCTTTCAATACTTATTTACAAGTATATATCGGAAAAAAACAGGCTTATGTTAATTGTGCACCTTCGGCGCAAAAACAAGGAGTTGGGAACTTCTTCGATAACGCAATCAGCCAAAATCAATCAGAACTTGATGCGTTGTGTGATCAAATATTTGAGTTATGTAATCAAAATTATAATGTAACAATCAACTTGATAGGGAATACCTCAAGTATAGGAAGTACAGAATATAATAGAAAACTTTCAGAAAGAAGAATTTCTTCAGTTCAACAGTATATAGAAGGATACAAAAATTCACAGTTATCGAAATTCAAAGATTCTATACTCAAATATAAATCCCTACCTGAAGGAGAAACTAATTCAAATTCAACAGAAACAGGACCTTTGAGTGATACTGTTTGTGCGTTACAAGCTATAGAAAACAGAAATGTCAGAGTTCAATTGGTGGCAGATTCACCACCCGTTCAACCAGCACCTGCTACACAAGCAACACAGGCATCACCAGAAACAGACCAATTACCCAACCCAACAGATGTACCAAACGGGACAATATCTCTCCAAAGTATACCAGGAATCGTTACAACGACAACAACAACAGCGGAAAGACAAGTCAGTGCACTTCCTGGTTTAGCAAAAAAAGTTTTAAGAAACTTACTTTCAGAGTGTTCGTATTTTGAAATGATGAAAGAGGATTCACCAGTTATTTACGATTCATTAAAAGAAAAACTCAAATATTTCCATCCTGCCTTCCATGCTATCACACCTGAAGGATTGAACTCAAGGTTAACCTTTTTGAATCAATGTACAAGACCGGGGTCAACCATACCTGTAATCAACGATCGTGGTCAAGAAGTAATAAATGACGCAGAGAACACATCGTTTGGTGCACCACCTGTATGTGTTTTAAGGATCGGTGATTTTTATAATACCAAAATCCTTATTAATTCAATAAGCTTGAATTATGAAAATTTGGATATCAATCCTGAAGGCATTGGAATTCAACCGATGATAGCGAGTGTTACAATTAATTTTGACTTTATAGGTGGATCGGGACTCAAAGAACCGATTAACCAACTTCAAAACGCTCTATCTTTCAACTACTATGCAAATACCGAGATGTATGATGAAAGGGCTGAGGCGACTGAAGATACAAGTGAAATTGATAACAAATTGTACGCACAAATCCAAGAAAACCAACAAGTTAAGACTCAAGGTAATGTTGGTCAACCCAACACTGCGGGTACATATATTGGATCTGTTGTATCAACCGAAATAAATGACACAGGTTTCACGGGTACTTTGAGTTATGAAAAAATTATGAACGAAACTAAAAATGGGGTAAAAAACTATGCTTTTGCACTAACAAATAACCTCAAATCAATTTCGTCCGACAAAGGGTGGGGATTTATGTATGAAATAAATAATCTAAAAAGAAACTATCAAAACGGTAGTTTTTATACCGGATCAACAACAATTTACGGAAGTCCTCAGAATATACAGGGTAAAGTTGATGAAATATTTACAACCGCTCAGGGATATTTTGAAAATGACGAAGGTTATCTCATGAGTGGTATTGCTCAGGAACCACTTAAAAACAAAACAATAAGGACTGTAAGGAAGAATTTAATTGAATATATTACGCAGAAAAAAAACACAGTAAGTTCTGATGTTATGTTAAAAATTAGTGAAATTAACACTAATCAGGTCAACCTAATAACAAACATAAATAAAATCAACTACGTAACAACTCAAAAATCTGATGGATTTTTTGACAATAAAGGTAACTCTACGATTGCTGACGTGGCATTACCAACCACCGACAGCTCATCGCCCTTCCTCGAAATTTTCACATTAATTGAATACATCGATTATATTATAAACATCCTCGATGAATACTACGTCTTTGATCCTACACAATACATATCCAATGACGGTCAGTACTATTATGAATATTTAACACTTTATAAAGAAATAGTTAGTGAAGTAAATAGATTGGACGTGAACAGAGAAGCGGAAATTGACACATTGTTAGATACGATTGGCACGCCGGTCAGTGGTCCAGGTATTGTTACTCAACAAACGGTTAGTTCTATATCACAAGCCACAGTATCACAACCTGGATTTATAGATTTTTTGTTGAAAAATGTAGATGACGATGAAAAGTCAAAAACAAGAGAATACTTGAAGAAAATTATTAAAAAAATGTACACTGATCACGGATATGAAAAAGATAAGAAAGAAACCGAAACACAATTTAATAAAATCACCACAGAGATTAATAGTGAATTCGAAGTTTTCGAGCCATTCCAAAACTCAACAGGATTCGCATTTGGTATAGTTCAAAATACCAGTCCAAACTCTACACAAATTGATGAATTAAAGAATTTATACGACGGGGTAAATACAGGATCCAATGATACCTTTAACGGAAAAGAAAACTTTGTATAATGGAATATTACAATAGATACACCAAATTTATATTGAACGGACAACAATCTGTTGTACCCTTTGTTGAATTGCCTTCAAAATCCACAGATAAAAAGTATATTTACAAGGTGGGACAATCAAGATTAGATAAAATAAGTCAACAATTTTATAACACACCTTATTTTGGTTGGTTGATTTTGCAAGCTAATCCTCAATATGGTGGAACGGAGTGGTCAATTCCTGATAATGCCGTTATCATTGTTCCATTTCCTCTCTTACAATCATTACAAGATTATAAAGCAGCATTAGATACACACTTCTTCTATTATGGCAGGTAATCTTTCGGAAGAAAAACTATATTATCAGGATTATAATAACGTCATTTTGTTGGATCCGAATAAGGTCTTCAATGCCGATGGAAAACCTGTGGACAGGTTGGTGCAACACGAAAACCTTATTTCTTATGCGAATTTGACTTGTAACGTTATTCCAAGAACCAAACTTGCGGTTGGAGAAGATTTTAATACAGAAATTAGACAAGTACAATTGGCGAAAATTAATTTCTTGAGACCTTCTGACAAACAATTTTTGGATACAACTTGGACTGATGAATTGCTCGGAGATTATGGAAACATTGGAAATACCAATAAGTTAAATCAAAGTTCAGAAGAACAAAGAAAAAACCTTACCAATACCAACTATGATACTCAATTGTTGGGTATTACATCCATATCAATCAGAAATAATAAGATATTCATCCCTGAAGTAACGATTGAATTGGAAGATATTCAAGGAAGAGCTTTGTTTGAAAAAGGGGAAAAGTCACCCTATGCCGCTTTCTTCCAATTACCATATCCCTTGTTTGAATTAACCGTCAAAGGGTTTTATGGTAAAGCAGTAAAATACGAGTTGAACTTGGTTTCATTTAATGCGAGGTTCAATCCTGGTAATGGAAATTATCAAATATCAATAAAGTTGGTTGGAAGAACACCGGCGTTGTTTTCAGATATTGATCTGACGTATATGTATGCTCTTCCATATATGTACCCCGCCACTTTTTATACCGATACGACAACAAACAATCAAACTACGGGAGATGTCGCTCAAAATTTTCAAACACAAACAACACAAGGAACCACAAGAGGATATCAAAAATTAAAAGAGGTTTATTCTGTTTATAAATCCAAAGGTTTAATTCCACAGGATTTTCCTGTGATGAATTTGGATCAATTCC